GAACGTCGGCGCTGGACAGTTTCGTGCGCAGGTTGACCAGGCCCGTATAGGCCAGATCGCCGGTGGTGATCGAGACGGTTCCGATGGCGTTGGTGCTGACCACCCCGGTGTACAGGCTCGCCACGTACTGGTCGGCGACGTCGCGGAGCTTGTAGGCCGCGCGCCGCATCGCCGTGGTCATGACAGCGCCCTTGGCCTGACGCTTGTCGATGTCGTCGACCTTGAAGGCGAAGGACTTGCCCTGGTCGATCGCCATCGTCTGGCCGGCGTCCTCCAGGTCCTCGTAGGACAGCGTCGACCCGGCCGTGTAGGTACTGATCGTCGGGTCGCCGACGTTGCTGATGTGGACGACGTCGCCCATGGCGGCGATGTCGCCCTCGTAATCGCGGTTCGTGACAGCGGGGGACGCGAAAATCAGCGACTTTTCCAGCGCCTGCAGGAGGACGGCCGACCAGATCTCAGGCCGGAATCGAAGGATGCTCATCGGAAGAGCGCCTTTCAGTTCGGACGGACCGGACTGGCCGTGACCGTCATGGGGTTAGAGCAGATGCGCGAGCCTGCCCTCTTCGAATGCTTTGACACGCTGCGCCGGAGTCATGGCCTGCATCTGCTGGAGCGTGATCTGCTCCGCAGCCGGAGCGACATGACCGCCCTGCGTCGGATCCGGCCGAGGACCGGTGGGCATTGCCGGCGTCGCGCTGGCGGCAGCGAACGCGGCTACCAGGTCTACGGCGTCCGCCTCCAGCTCCTCTCGGGTGCCACCTTGCAAGCGTCGCGCCTGCGCCGTGGTGATCCCATGCTCACTAGCAACCTCTAGCCGCAGCCGGGCGGCCCGCTCGTCAGCGAAGGCCTTTTCTTGGGCAGCGAGGCGTTCGCTGAGCGTCTCGATCTCCGACTTGCCTTTGGCGGTATCGCCGCCTCCGAGCGCCTCGGCGACCTTGCGGAGCGGGGCCAGGTCGGCCAGCTGCCGCTCCAGCGCCTTGCGGGCGGCGCGGTCGGCAACCGTCATGGTCGAGACGGGCTGAGCGTAGGAATACCAGCCCTTGTCAACCCAGTCGCCCATCTCGAGCGTGCCGAATCCTGGGAAATTCCAGTAGCCAGGGGCCAGCAGGCCGTTGCTCACCGCCTTGTTGAGCGTGTTCTTTGGGGCGTTCAGCAGAATCTGGCTGCCATTGTCGGTGGCCGGGATTCTCTGCGAGCGGATGCAGTTGAGGTAGTCGACCTGCATGTTGGCCACGAGCCAGTCAAGCGCCATGCCCTCATCCTGGAAGCGCCCGTCGCTGGCAAGTCCACGCTGGAGCATCTCCGATGTGCCGAACGTGGTGTACACGTTGCCGTTCCAGCCGACGGTGCTGCCGTCGGTCTTGCCGCAGATGCGGTCGAACTGCGTCTGTGTGAGCGTGGCAGCTCCTACGCTGGTGAAGTTCGCCATCAGCGCCGTCTTGAGCGAGTTCGGCTGGTCGTATTGGGTGGTCAGGTAGAACCCCATGGCGGCTGCGTGCGCGTTCGCTCCAGCGTCGCTGGCGGCGTCGCTGTACATGCCGAAGCTGCGCGAGTAGTTGACGGCGCTCGCGGCGTACAGCATGTTCGTGGGAGTTCCCGCCGGGGACAGACAGTCGGCCTCCTGGGTGCAGAAAAAGAATCGCCGCCCAACCGACTGGCACCAGCCGTTGATGATCTGCTGATTCGCCGCCGACACGTCCGAGACGCAAGCCACGCCGTAGAACGCAGGGTCTTCGTCGACGCACGCCGCGATGGCCTCGGCGTATCCGGCATCGGTGTCGGCCTTCACGCCGACCTTGAGACTCGCTGGCGTGAAGTCGTCCTGTCCGAAGTACATCGCCGCGAACGCTTTGAGGACTGTGTCTGTCGTGTATTCGGCCGCCAAATCGGTGTAGTTCGTGAACTCCTGGACGCGCCCGTTGCTGGGAATCGCCGTCTCGTGAGTCAGGACAAGCCCGATGCTGAAGTTCGGCGCCGCTTGCGGGGTGGCCGTGAGCACCAGAGTGATCGGAGCGATGTTGTTGAGCGATAGAGTACTCATTGTGTCACCTCAATTGGGAAAGTGTCTGGTGCAGTCTGCCCGGGAGATGCAACTCGAACCTCGGCAGCAAGAGATCCGAACGATTTGAGCAAGAACTGCTCGCGGTTCACAATCACGAAAGTCATGTCGACGCTGCCGCGGTCTTCCCAGACGGCTCCGTCGACGAGCGCCACGATGTCACGGGGAGCGCCGGAGTCTTCCAGGCCGAGCCCCATGCGCTCCATCAGTTCCATCATGGCGCTGGACGCGAGCACGGTGTCGAGGCGGGATGCCTTGTCGACGGCCGACAGCCCGAACTTGGCATGCCCGGCGGCGTCCTTCACCGGGGACGCGTGCCGGAAGAATTGGATCGACGCCACGAACCGGTAGACGTTCTCGACGTCCTCCAGAACCTTCGTGCTGTTCAATGTCGGATCATCCTCGTAGGTGACCGACCACGCGCCGAAGTCTGACGTCGGGCCAGTGATGATCTTGACCGTCGCAAACTCGGTCATTTCGTCGCCCGTGGGATACGCCTGTCCGGCCGGCCTCACGCTGTTGGCCGCCATGCTGTAGGCCGTGCCGACAAGCGTCCGCACGAGGTACGAGCAGGCGTCGACGAAGGAGGGGGGAAGGTAGGCCATTACGTCCCCACCCTTCCGTGGATTCTCTGGGCCAGTGCCTTGGTCATTCCATGGAGTCCGAATGCCTGGACGTGCAGCACGCGGTAGTGCGCTCCAGCGGAGTCGACGAGCAAGTCAGGCAAGGTCGAGGTGCTGCCCACGCTGATCTCTCCAGCCGTGAAGAACGCCTGCACGTCTGCGAGGCGCGTCCCCTCGGGGAGCAGGTTCGCGTCCGCCGTGGCTGCCGGCTGGACGATTCCCGTCATCACCAGATCGGTGTAGGTCGGCGTCGACAAGCCGGCGTTGGCCAGCGTGACGGCCGGGCGCTTGCGCGTGAACGTGGTGCCGCCCAAGTCGTAGTCGCTCATGAGGTCGGTGACATCGACGCGCATCAGTCGACCACCTTGGCGCCTGGCGATTGGGCGCCTTCGATGACGTACGTGATTGCCTGCCTGAGGTTACCGGTGTCGATCAATGGCTTCGAGCTTCCCTTGCGCGCGATCGTCGCTGGCTTGAGCGGCTCGAAGGTCCCCACCGTGAACTCCCGCTTGACCTCGCCAGACGCCACCACGCCAAGCTGCTCAATCGCCTGCTCGACGGTCTTCTTCCCGAGCACTACCAGCCGCAGGTTGGCCGCGTTCAGACGCTCGAACTTCGGCCGCCCGCGAAGGATGCCGGCGCGAATGAACGAGCGCTCCGGGATGTTGTTCTCTGGCGAGCCGAATTCATGAACGGCTGCGATCAATGCCAGCGACGTCCCATCAGGTTCGCTCTTGCCTGCAGGGACGCCGACCAGGACCGCGCGGTTTGCGTCCTTCATACGCTCCCTGAGAGCGCTCAGCCCAGGGAGGTTCCCGCCGACGACCGTGGCTTTCATCCGATCACCGCCGAGCCAATCGTGACGATTCCGTTGGACACGCTGGCGGAGCCAAGAACCTGGGCACTCGGCGGGACGGCTGGCGCAGCCCGAGGCACCGGTGGGGGAGGAGCGCACGGTAGCGCCTCCGATGCGTCTCGCTGTCGTTCCTTGCGCGTTCGCTTCTTCATGATGCCACCGCAGCCGCCCCGCCGAGCCCCACGCGGTCACGCAGGGCCGCGTACTCTCGCCCGTAGCTCGTGAGCAGATACGGGTCTTCTGCCTGCTTGTTCAAGATCTGCCCGTCGAATCCCATCCCAACGGGCCCCACGTGCTTCTCGCTGACGTTGCCGGAATCCACCTGCAGCCCCTTGGCCTGCCTCGCCTTGCTGACGACGATCTTGTGCGCGACGAAGAAGGCCAACCCCTCGAGGTACCGAGTCCCCCAACGAGCGACATCGAAGTGGATGACCGCAGCGTCCAGGAACTTCTGGACATAGCTGTTGTCGAGCGCATCGAAGTCGCCGTCGGGGAAGGCTGCTTTGAACTCGGTGGGGGTCATGACGATGGACTAGGAGGCGGTGTCCCCGTAGGCGCAGTTGTCGAGGTAGTACATCGACTTGGCGAAGAGCAGCTTCGGGGCGGTGTAACGGTACCGGCCCGGAACCACGATGTCGGTGTTGCGCGGCTGGGGCGCCAGGAACGTGAGAGGCAACGGGATGTGCATCACGAGGCGCTCGGGGTTCTTGGCGTAGAATACCGTGCGCGAGCTGACAGTGGCGCCAGTGTTGCCGTCGTGCTTGAGCGTTCCTGCGTAGCTGAGCGAGCTTCCGGCCGCCGTGTTCACGGTGCCGTCAGTCTTCAGATCATCGGGAATGCCGTGGAATTGGATGTCGATTCCGCCCACGAGCTTGCTCACGTTGTTGGCCTTGACGTACTCGAGCACCGTCATCGGCGTCGCGATCGTCACGCCACCGGTGGTTACGGTGACCATACGGCTGGACAGGTAGCTGAGGAGCTTCAGCGGCATCGCGATGTCGGTCACGAAGTCGTTGGTCGCCGTCGCCTCATATACCGCTGCGATCGGCTTCGTCAGATCGTCGATGATGCCGAGCACGTCGGTGCCGTTGTAGTTCCACGCGCCAGTGGTGGCAACCACGGGGGTCACGCCGGCTTGGTTCCACAAGCCCTTCTGCCCGGTGCGGGTGTCGCCCTTGAGAGCCACCATGTTCAGGTGGCGCTTGTACGCGTTCAGCGCGGCGGACATACGCATCTCGGAGAGTGGTCGCTTGAGCTGTGCGCTCTCGATCAACTCCTGAATGTCGTAGTGGTAGCCGATCTTCCCGCCCTTGACTTCGATCACGACACGATCGAATCGCGCGTCCGCGAACGGCATGTCGGTCGAGTCCGAGGCGGCCACGTCAGCGACGCCAATCTCGTCGTAGACTTGGGTCTCGACGCTGGTCGCCCACGGGGGCGCCTCGAAGGACAGCGGCATGACCTTCTCGTAGATGGTGGGAATGCGCTGCTTCTTCAACATGTTCGCTTCGGTGTACGCCAGTTGACCGACGTTCCACGCGAGCGGGTCGGTGCTGTCGAAGGCGCCCTTGCGCGGCGAGGGGAACAACCCTCCAAAGGACTTGAACGCGGCATCCAATTGGTTGTAGCGCTCAGCCTTGCTTCCCGTCAGGGTCACGTTCTTGGGGTGGCCATCAGAACCGCACACGCGAATGACGACGGCGTCTTCCACCTGGCCGGTCTTGGCATCGGTGACTGTCTTCCTTTTGAGCAACATGATGTATCTCCTTTTTCCGTGTTGCCGACTAGGAAGTCAGCGTGGCGGTGGGCTGCTGCCCAATGATTTGAACAACGCCGACTGCACCTTGCAGACAAGCGAACTTCCATTTGTGACCGGTCATCAGGATGCGGGTCGTGCCGTTGGCCAGACCGCCCTTGGTGCCGCCCAGATTCGTGGTCCCGTGCGCCCACGCGTACGGAGTGCTGAGGGCCAGGACAGCGTCGTCCTTGCGCACGTCTTCGGCGGCGACCACGTTGACCTCGCCGAGCACGTAGATGCCCAGCTCTTCGCCGGACCTGTAGCCGATCGTATTCGTCGGCAAGGTGGCGGACATCTGCGCTAGGCGCGAAGTGATTCCGCGAATGGTCTGCGAACCATTGGTGGCCGAGAAGGGGACCACCGTCTGCTCAACGGAGCCGTCAGCGACGGCAGCGCCGAACTCCAGGGTACCGAGGCCATCGACCCCGCCGGCCGCATTCACGGTCCCAGCAGTGCCAGCGTTGACGAAGGTCGTGAGGGCAAAAGCCCCATCCCCGTGGCGCGTACCGGGCAAACCTGCATCGAGTTCGTAGCCGCCAGTTGTGTCGAGAATACTCATGATGTTTTTCCTTTTCCTGTGTTACGCGTCCGCCTGGGCGTCGCTGGCGACGTCGTCGCCGAAAACTTCACCATCGCCACCGATGGCGCTGTCATTGCCGGTCAAGGTGCGGGCAACCGCCGCATCCTGGGCCGCGAGCTCACGCTGTCGCGGGAGAGCGAGCAACGTTGTGAAGGCGCCGACGATCTGCGCGTCGCTTGCCTTGTCGATGCCGTCGACGCCGCAGATGCCGGCGCAAACGACCTTGTTCAACTCGTCGCCACAAGCCGCAACGATCGCGGCCTTGCGGATGGCTGCCGAGCTGCCCTTCAGCTCGAGCGCGGGCGCGAGCTTCTTCGCGCCGTCAAGCACCTGCTGACGTTCGGCCACGAGGGCGTCAACGTCGACGACCGCCACCTTGGCGAGCTTCGCCGTCAGGTCGGCGATCTGCGTGTCCTTGGCCGCGATGGCCGCCTTGCTCGTGGACAGCTCGGCGTCCTTGGCCGCGAGCCGAGCCTTGCTCTTGTCGACTTCCTCGGAGAAGTCTGCGATCACCTGGTCGCGGTCGGCCGCGATCCTCTTCACGTGATTCTCGATGGCCTCGGCCGCCAGTTCGTCAATCTCGAACCGCGGCAGCCCATCCACTGCGATCTTGCGTGTCGTACTCATGTTGTTCGTTTCCTTTCCGGTTTCGTCTGCAATGCGGCAGATGGGGCCGCCCCTAGGGATATCCACGACTGCTACGTGGTCGCCCAAAATGTCTCGCTGATATCCGTCGAACCCCTCGCCCGGGGTCATGTCGAGGCTGAAGCTGTAGCCACATGACAGCGCGCCCTTGCCCTTGATGATCTTCTCGACCATGCGGCCGTCTTTGACGATCGCGTGGCCGCCGAGCAGCTCGCCGTCCTGCTTGCCGATGTCCCTCACCTCGCCCTTGGCCACCATTGCCCAGTTGCGCGCCGTTACGCCCTCAGTCGGGTGGCCGTCGGTGACGGGAACGTTCTCGAAGCTGGCCACCGTCTCGGGCCTGAAAACTTCATCGGCCGTGCGCATGAGTCGGACAAGCGCCTTGGGGTCTCCGTCCAATCCAAGCTCGCCGCGCCTGTACTCCTGCACGCCGGTGCGTCCAATCACCGCGGGCGCGCGCAGGTATCCCTGTGCGGTCACCTCGCGCTTCGAGACGGCGAGCAGATCGTGGACGGTGCAGCGCTGGCTCATTTGCACCCGGCGTTCGCGCGCAGACGCTCGCGCTTGGCAGTGAGGGCGGCGATCTGGGCGTCGAGAGCTTCGACGTCTTCCTCGCCCTCTTCCTCTTCCTCTTCCAGCTCTTCGGAATCGTCCTCGTCAACGGCGCTCACGGGGAATGCGCCGAGGATGTTCTTCGCGTCCTTGTTTCCGTCGGCGGCCAAGCGCCTGTAGAGTTCGTTTTTCATGGTTGCCTTTCAAGCATCGGATTCTGGGAAGACGAATCTTGGAGTCGTCAGCCTTGACTTAGCTATCGATTCGATCTCTTTGTGAGATGTCCCCAAGCTGCGCAAATTGCTTATTGCGGACGGCTCTTTGCTCCACAGCTTAGCCGTGAACCTTTGACTGGTTTTCAAGGAAGTGAATCCACTCGCCTCGTGCGCTTCCAACGAAGCTCTTTCTGCAGCAATGCGATTTACAGAACTTGGTTCATTCGTTGCCTTTTCGATCATGCTTGCTGCTCGTTTATGCATGCGCGATGCGCGGGTTTCATCGACACGTTTTGAACCAGACGATGCTTTTTCCGCTCGTTCCGAATGATTTGAAGCATATGCTTCGTGCTCTGTCTTACTGGTTCCAAGACCAGCCCATTGCCCATTTTCTTCCCTCGGCTGGTCTGGATTGAAGGCATCAAACAGATGCCTAGCGTGCGGAACGCCATCCATTGCAAGCCGTCGGTAAAACGCCAAAATCATGCGGCGTTCTCCTCGTCTGCTTGTGCTTGCTCTTGCTCGCCTGCCGTTGCCGCCAGTTCGAGCGCTTCCACGTCGACAATCGGCAAACTTACGCACCTGCAGTTCACGGCGAAGCCTGCATGCACCGGTTCACCATCTACGATCGGCGGGTCATCCCATCGGATGATCTTTCCGTCCATCTCCGCGTGGCTCTCTCGCACGCGCTCGTCCTGGCTCGTGCTCCACTCGTATTTCTCGATGCCTACCTGCTGCTGGCGCTCCTGGTTGAACGCCGAGTTCATCTTGGCCGTTTGGTCGCGGGCGATGAGCTTCGCGCGGTTCTCCGTGACGTCGCCGTCCTGCTGAATCTGATCAACGAGCGACTCCCAGCGCATGCCCGAGGTCCACCCATTCGTCACCGTCTCGTTCACGCGGTCGAAGTACTGCTCGGGGATGGACTTGATCAACGCGACGTTGGCGGTGGTCGCCTCACGCATCGACTTCAGGAGCGGCCCGCTGGACTGCAGGACCTTGGAGACGTCGACGCCGATGGCGTCCTTGATGGCCCCCGCCAAACGTGCGTCCACGCTGTCCCTGTTGGCCTCTGCTGCGATGCCGGCCATCCGCTTGGCCCAGGTGTCCAGCCCGCCCAGCTTGCGCGCAGCCGCGCGCAGAGGGCCCGAGATATCAGGCGGCGCCGAGTCGGTAGTGAAACCATCTGACTGCGGCGACCGCCAATGAACCTTGACTTGCGCGAGGGCGGCATCGACGAGCCGCCGGCACCGGCGCACGAGGGAGAGCAGCGCAGCCTGGTACGCCAGCTCAGCGCGCGCGTTCGGCACGACTGGCCGAAGTCTCCTCTGACGGCGTGCCTTCGCGCGGCGTTTCCGATGTCCGCGGTTTGCACCTGTCAGGGCGATATGTAGCGCCACGCACAGATAATGGCCACGTACAGGTTGTCACGGCAATACACTGCATTGCACTATTCAACAATGGATATTGACTTTGCGACAAAGGCGTGCCACCGTCGTGGGCATGGATGAAACTCAGCATGTCCCTCCACTGAATGCCGAAGAACTCGAATCGATCAAGGCGATGGTCAACCAGTCTGGGTACGCCAAAACGGCGCGCCGGATGCGCATCAGCTATCACGTCCTGCTACGAGCCGTCGGCGGGATGGGCGGCGCTGGACTGCGAGACGGCAGCCTACTGATGATCCGAAGAGGGCTCGCGGGTAACCCATGACGGACGAAAAAACTGACGACAAGATCTCTGCACTGGCTCTAGCCGTTGATTCGGCTCAAGCAAGATGGGTTGGAGCTGTGAAGGAGTTACAACTCTCTCGTGCTGATCTTGCGTCGGCAAAGAGCCGCGAAGGGAACGCATCTTGTGAGGTTTCCAACGCAGAAACGGCGTTAGCTGACGCAAGGAAAACGTTTGACGCCGCCGTTCAGGACATGAAGAAATGACCACGGACATCTTCATGATCACTTACCCGCGCGACTACGCGTGGCTTGCGTACTACCTGCGCTCAGTCGACCGGTACGCTCGCACGAGCTTCCGCGAGCTGGTGCTCGTGATCGAGCGGCAGGATGCTGCGCCGAAGAAGCTGCCCGGCTACGCGCGAGTCGAGAGATGCCGAAACTACCGCCGCACTAACGTCGCCGGGTACGCCGGCCAGGCCATCGAGTGCCTACGCGCGCACGAGCGCACGGACGCGGATGTCATCTGGTTCGCCGAGGCTGACACGCCGTTCATTCGACACATGTCGGCGTGGCCGGTGCGCAAGCCTCCGCTCGTGTACTTGCCGTGGGACAAGCTGGGGCCAGAGAAGAGCGGCCTTGGTGACCCCGGCGCTACCATCTGGCGTGAGCGCACAGAGCTGCTCACCGGGATGGCGGCGCAAGTGCACACCACGCTGTGGCCTCCGTTCGTCTACCCGCGGTGTGTGCTCGAGAAAGCCTGGGAGCAAGTCGGAGGTGAGGAACCACTTCGGGCCTACTCGAAACAGCATGGCTCCATCAACCAGCACGACATCCTGGGGACGGTTGCGCTGAAGTTCTTCCCGGGCAAGATGCGCGCTTACAGCGGGGAGAGTCAGCGACTGCGCGAAAAGATACCGAGCCCGGTGGTCAGGCACTACTGGATGAAGCGCGATCCATCAGACCCAGAGATTCAGACGCAGTTGAGGAAGGACGGAATACTGTGAACAAACCAGATCTTCGCAAGGCCAAGCTAATACCAGGTAACGACACTGGCACATCTCCGTATGGTGGTGGCGGAATCCCCTGCATCCCATGGGGGACGATTGGCGTAATTGACGTCGCCAATCCGTGGTCGTTCACTATGGGGAACTACTGGCTTGGTTACTGGCTAGTAAACGGTGTGGCTCATCACGAAAGCGTTCTCACGTGCCACGTCGAACCATACGACGGCGAGATCAGCGCGGAAGACATGAGACTTCTGGAGGACAAGCTTATCGAAGGTAGGAAGCCAATCAAATGAAGCACCCAGGGCCATGGAAAGAGTTCGTCGGCGAAGTCGTAGATGCCAATGGCGACACAGTGATAGGCAGCACCTACTCAGGAGATATCGAATTCTCAGACGATGAGGCGCGAGATGTCACGTTGGCGGCGCCTGAACTGTTGAATGAGCTCAAGCTGCTAGCCAAGCACGTGGAGGAGAAAGAGCAAGGGGCCGCGCTCAGCTATGGCGAGCCATGGGAATATCCTGGTTTCAAACCATCTTCCGTTCTCGCGTCAGCACTAGCTTTCATCTCACGCATTGAGGAAAAGGCATGAAGTTCATTCGCGGCACACTCCCCGGAATCGAAGGACAGCATGACATCTCCGTCCTCGAAGGCGACACGCACATCTGCAAGTGGATTGCCGAGCACGGGCGGCTCGACCAGGACGCCAACATGTGGCCTCGCATGGAGCAGCTCGGGCTCATCAACCGCGAGTCGGTTGTGTACGACATCGTGGCATACGTCGGCGACTGCACCGCCTGGTATGCGAGCAAGGCCAAGGCCGTGGTGGCGTTCGAGGCGTACTACGACGCATTCTTGTGCCTGTGGCAAAACATGCAGCGCTACAACGGAGTCTTCGCCATCGTGCACGCGTACCACGGAGCGGTTGGCAATGGTGAATTCAACGATGGAGATGTGCACACCATTCGTCGAGTGCTACGACTTACTCGCGACACCGTGGAAACGCTAAACGAAAGGGCATCATGGGTTGGGTGAAGCTACAATTCGGGAACGACTGGGGGAGCAAGTATCTAGCGGTTGAACCAGAGGATGAGCGTGGAATGTGCAGCCTAAAGCGTGGAATCGTTGCCCCCGATGGGGAGCGAATCATGATTCGCATGCTAGACGGATCCATTCTGGCAGCAACTATTTCAAATGTCCATCTGGTGTCGCAAGTAAGAGACATGGGGCATAGCTATGACGTCAGCAGCACATACCCGTCCGCCATTGTCGACTTATGCGGGACGAAAGTCGCCGTGTCGCTTGATTCAGTCGAGGTAACAAGCGAATGGGCTGACTCACATACTCCGTGGAAGCGCTAAACATGCTCAAGCACATAGATCTATGGTACCCGAACACTCCTGGTCCTCGCACTCCGGATAAGCCGACCGAGATAAGCGTCGGCCTAATGCACGTCCGCGCTGCAGACAACATCGTCATAGACTACGATTTCTCCAGGGACGGGTACAGAATCCGCATGCGACGGCGCAAGGAACATCCAACGTCAGAGGACGATTGCCCGCTCGAAGAAGTAGCGTTCGTGCCATCATGGATTGAACCAGAGGAAAAACAGTGACCAAAACCGGATTTTCATCGTCAAATGACACCATGGAGACGTCTAGAACCGTCGACATCTTCGTGCGCACGTACATCAAAGACTACGCCTGGCTCCGCTACCTGTGGCGCTCGATGCTCAGGCACGGCGTGACGGGATTCCGGCGAATCGTCATTGTGCACCCGCCTGGGCAGTACGCGCCCGAGCCACCGCCCTTCCCTCACGTCATCATCACCGAAGACCGCGTCTACTCGAACGACTACTACGGCCAGATGATCACGAAGATGCGGGCAGCGGAGATCACGGATGCCGACGAGATCGTGTACGTCGACAGCGACTGCGTCTTCATCTGCCCGGTGGACTTCCAGACGTGGAAGGCGCCTCTCCTCACCACGCCGTGGGAGGAAGTCGGCAGCGCTGTCTGCTGGAAGAGCGCCGTCGAGACGATGCTGGGATTCGTGTCGCCGTTCGAGACGATGCGCGGCTTCCCGTTCAGCTACCCACGCGACTTCATCGCCGAGGTGATGGCCCATGTCGGGGGAGTAGAGCGCCTGGCGAAGCTGGTGGACGCATGGGTGACGAAGCCTGGCCATCACCCGATCATCGAGTTCGACGCCCTGGGGAACTACGCGGTCATGCGATGCCCTGAGCGATTCTGGATCGTGCCCACGGGTCCAGACATGCCGCCTTCGGTGATTCGCCAGTTCTGGAGCTGGGGCGGGTTCACTCCTGCCGTGATCGCTGAGTTCGAGAGGATGGGGCTGTGACAAAGCCACGCCCCCTCAAGCCAATCCCGCTGCCCGCCGTCTTGAGCAAGGGACGCCGCCACAAGCACATGATCGAGAACCACCCCATGGGCGTGACGGTGGCGGCCAACATGGCGATCGAGGATGCGCGTAGGCGTATGGTGCTCGAACACCACCCGATGAAGCTCGGCATCGCAGTACAATTCTGGAAGGGCGACAAAGACGATGCGCTCAGACTCGCGCGGTTCCTCGCCGACCTCGAGCCCCATCACCGAGACGACGTCCTGCTTATCCTGGCGAGCCGATTCGACGTCCCCGAGACTGACCCGGACGTGCGCGACGCTGCCTTCTACTGCGGGCGCAAGTTCCCGACCACGCACCTTCGCAGCGGGCGTATCGCCGAGGGCCACCCCGCCGGATGCTTCGGCCTGTGGGCAGGAACGGCGGAACGCTGCCACGAGCTCTACACCGAACGCGGTTGGCCGCTCGAGAACGTGCTCTTCGTCGAGGCGGACGGTGTGCCGACTCGCTTCGATTGGATCGACTGGCTCAAGGGCCTTCACGAAAAGAACCTCGCAGCCAAGCACCGCGTGACCGGCTACCGCATGGAGGGCAGCCGCGACTACCCGGCGCACATCAACGGCTCGCTGTGCATGCACATGAGCATGTGGCCTGACTACCCGAGCTTGCACAAGTGCCCAGGGAACCAAGCATGGGACTGCTTCCACGGGCAGGTGATGCTCGGCGAGGCTGGCCGCTCCCCCGGCATCGTGAACCTCTACGGGGCGCACGACTTGAGCATGAGCGTGTACAAGACGCTCGCGCGAGACTACGCCTGGATGGCGTCGGTGAAGGATGAGTCGGCCTGGGAGTGCGCGCAGACGCTGCTGCCGAAGAACTGGCGACGGCTCGCACAGACCGTCGGCGCGCCCAAGGCAACGAGGGACGCCGTCATCCGACGGCACAAACCATGACCGCCATCAAGTGCGAATGCGGCGGCGACCTGCTGCCGGAAGTCCTGGAGAAGTACGATGCGTCCGCGTATGTTGGACGCAAGGTGCTGCTCGTCATGGTGAACGGCTACCGGTGCTCTGGGTGCGGCTGCGAGACGATCGACGGCGCGACCATCAACGCGTTGATGAGGCGGTATCCATGCAAACCATCCGTATCCTGCACAACCTAGCCCGCACTGGCGGCACCATCATCTCGAGGTGCCTGGCCTGCATGGACGGTATCGCCCTTCTGTCCGAGGTGCACCCGACGCTAGGCGGTGAGTGGAACAGCCCACGCGTGCAGGCGCGCGACTGGTACGGCGTCGATGTGCCAGACGGATTGCCATTCGCCGACACCATCGCGGCGCTCGAGGAAGCATTCCGCGCACGCGGGCAAGCTCTCGTGCTGCGCTCGTGGGACCACGTCGACTTCGTTCCGTCGTCACACAACCAGACGCCGGCCATGCGTTCGACGCTCGTCGATGCGCTTGAAGGACGCTTCGACTTGCTACGCGTCAAGCTGGAGCGCGAAGACCGCCTCGCGCAGCTCGCCAGCCTGGAGCGGTTCGGCGAGCCGTGCGGCGCCTTGGCGTTCGGCCGAGGGCTGGTCGAGTTCGCGTCCATGCCCATCCCGGGTACCACCTACGAGCGCTTCCTGGCGCTCCCAGGCTTCACCGTTGAGTGGCTGTGCTCTGTCCTGGCCTTGCCGTTCGATCTCGCCTGGGAAAGCAAGTGGCAGCTCTACGCGCACGTTACGGGCGACATCGCGAACCAGCTCGCCAGGACCGTGATCGGCGAGCACGAAGGGCTCGACAGCGCCGTGATCTGGTGATACTCTAGCCGTGCTCGTTCCACGTTGACGAGCCAGCCTTCTTCGATCGTGGTCTTCATGTGTTCCTCATAGCGGGCGCCATCCCAGGCGAGGCAGGCAAGGCGTGAACCCTGGAATTTTCGCGTCTAGAGGTTCTGCTACGCTTGGCCCTGCGCCTTCGGAAGATTCTTCCCGTACCGCTGCGCCGCAATCTTGTGTGCCGATGCCGTGGCGCCGAGGTGATATGCCCGGTCATGGTCGCCGCGCGACTGCGCCGCCTTGGCAGCGGCCATCAGGGCGTGGTGGGCCTCGTAGTGGTCAGCCTTCGTGTAGCTCTCTGACGTGCTGTCCACGTGGCCAAGCACAGAGCGCGGCAGGTTGCCCCTGCTGGCGTCAGTGTGCAGCGTCTCGTGGCTGCCGGCGAAGCGCTCGACCTTCTCGGGAGACACGATGGGCTTGCCAGACTTCGTTCGCGCGATGATGCCGCCACCGCTTCCCCACGTGCCAGCTTCCTTGCGTGGCTGGTCGGCGCTACAGTCGTTCGCCGACAGCACGAGGTCGCGGGCGTCCTGGGATGCTTTCTCTTCCGTCTCGAGCAGCTTGCTTGCCTTGGCTTGCGGTGGCACCGCCGGCTTCTGCCCGAACTGCCCGCCCTGCGCTGCCATGGCATTGGCCCGCTCTTCCTCCTGCTCCTGCGCGGCTTTTTCCAACTCGGCGACCTGGTCGACCTCGTCCTGAGTGACTGTCGTGTAGACGTTCAGCTCCTTGTTCTCTCGCGCGACGGTGGCCGGCGACACCACGCCGTCTTCAAGCCTGATGTGGTCGGCGTTGGCACGGTTCAGGTTGATCGTGCTCTTCTCGACGTCACTCGCCTGCCACAGCGGTTTGTACTGAATCGAGAACCCTGGGGGAAGCTCGCCGAACTCGTGCCGGGCCACGCATTCGAGCAGCACCAGATGGGCCGGCTTGAGCTCGGTCTCACGCGCGGCCGCGATGTCGTCGTAGTAGTTGCGCTGGCTCGCGTCCCCGGTGGCGTTCAGGCCGCTTGGTTCGTCGCCGAACAGCACCGAGACGGGGTAGCCCGTGCTGCCTGCCACTTCCTTCATGGCCTTCTCCCAGATCTTGTCCAGGCCGGCGAAGGAGAACGTCTGTTGCTTGTACTCCTCGGTGTCCTTGTCGAAAATCCACAGGTTGTACATGCTCGCGAGGCGCGCGCTGGCCGCATAACGTGCTGCCAAGGCTGCGGTTCCTTCGGCATCCGCAAGGTCTTTGGCGGCGCCCTTCGCCATCACGATGTCTTGGCGGGCCTTCGGGATGAGCGCCGAGATGGCCCCCGTCATGGAGTCGTATTGCTTGAGTGAATCGACCAGCACCTGCAGGATGCTGTCGTGCCAGGCGCCATTCGCTCTCCACGTCCACCAAGGCACAAGGGCGCCGTCGAATCGTACCGCGCGCGTCCAGTGCACCCGCTGTCCCATCAACCCGCCGTCGCTGGACAGGATGTGGAACTCTGGTCTGCCGCAGTTCGGGTTCTCGCTACCGTCGTCGGCCATCAGATTTTCATCCATCACTCCGTCATGGGCGGCCCGCCAACGATCGTACACGTGCAGGAACGCAAGCCCGCCTTTCTTGATGCCTGAGTAGTCTACGGCGCCGTCCTTGATCGGCAGGGGGTCGGTGAGGAGTTGCCCCTTGATGCCGATCACGATCACGCTGCCACCGAACAGCCTCGCCCACTTGAGCGCCTCCAAGATCTTCGCGTCGACCTTGAACCGCATCGCGCTCTGGCGTAGCTGGTCTGCCTGCGTCTGCTCGTCGCCTTTCCTGTCGCCCATGCCCTCCCAGATTGGCTCCCACCCAGCGCGCAACATGTCGGCCGGCTTCTTGTCGACGATCTTCTTCGCGAGCCACGACGAGCGGTGGACGTTCATGAGCGTCTGCCAGTTCTCGGTGAGGGCCATCATCCACTGAGCTGCTGTCGTCGGGTCGTTCGCGCCGCCCTGGCCGGTCATCCAGTTGACGATGCCGTCGAAGGCGACCTTGCCGCCTGGTCCGTAGCACGGCTCAGTGTTGGTATCGGCGTCAGTGGCCCGCACAGGTGCGGCCATTGCAGTCTCTTGCTTGCGTCGTAGGAAGCGCGGAATCCACATGGGTCACCTCTTGGTTCTGAAGTAGCTGCCTGGGCTCGGCGGCTCCAGGCTCTTGTTCCAGCAGCCGGATAGACAGTCAACCTGGTCGTCGTGCGCGTCGCTGATGCCGGTGAATGATGTGACCTCGTCGACGAAATCACGCACCCAATGGGCGCCGAAAGGAACAGTTACGCGCCCCTCGTTCCACGCCGCCGCAACTGCTTGCGCGCGCTGGAACTTGTCTCCCTTGGGCTGGTCTTCCTCGACCGCTAACTTGTGCGTGTTGTCGAGCTCGCGGAGGAGTTGAGGCACCGCCTTAAATCCACCAACTGACTCGACGTGGACAGGAACGCCGCCGTGGTGTTCCTGGAATGAACGCAGACGGCGAACGAAGTCCGGCACGGTGACCTGGCCGCGCCACAGATCCAACACCTTCGCCGTCTGCTGGTCACCGAACCCCTTGACTGCCATGCACATCATGACGCCGTAGTCAGCCGTCGTTTTCTCGCTCGCTGCTGGGTCGGCGTAGATGATGAGTCGGTGCCCATTGAGCTTGTCATCTTCATGATAGTGCTCGGAATTGAATAGGGCGTGTCCACGTGGGCGCGGGTGGCCCTGGTAGAGTGCCGAGAAGGACCACTCCCCAATCTGGGAGCGGATGGACTGCAGCTGGGCAACGTCGAACATGTCAGGCCACAGCGCCGCGCCGACGGGACGCTTGAGCTGGTCATCTTCTTCGGCAATCGCCGCCAGGTTGATGTGCTGCCAGCCGCCCATCTCGATGAGCCGCGCGATCATGTCGTCGGGGTGCCACCGCGTGTGGCAGACAATCACGGATGCGCCCTCAAGCCGCGTGAACACCACCTCGTTGAAGGTCTCCCAGATCTTCTCGCGGATGATCGACGAGTCCGCCTCTTCGCGGTTCTTGTACGGGTCGTCGACGACCATCAGCCCGTGTACGCCCTGCCCAGTGATTCCCGCCATTGCTCCAGCGGCGATGAGCCCGCCGCCCTCACGCGTTCTCCACTCACTGGCGGCCGAGCTATCACCGGTGCTCGTGTTCACGCCAGCGATGCCGGCCATCGTCCTGCAGATGCGTGACTTCGACAGCGCCTGCCTGTCGCTGTAGCTGACATAGGCGCACGTGTCCGCCGGGCTCTGCTGAATCCACCACGCGAGGCCGTGCAGAATCGTGATGGTCTTCCCGTGTCTAGGAGGCATGGAAAGCAGGATGCGCGAGCGCTCCCACCTGGCCCGCTCGATCGCCGCAACCAGGGTGCGCAGGTGACGAGGGGGCGGCCTATGCGGCGACACCCGCACGATGAAGTCGGCGAGGCGCTCGCTTCCTCCGATGAGCCTCGCCAAGTCCGAACACAATGCCCGGCGCTCTGGCGACATGCTAGGTAGTCGGCTCGCCAGTTCCGCTAGGCGGTTCATCGGCAGATGTCTCCTCGACATCCGGCTGGGCGAGCTGCGCCTCGAGCATCTTGCGCAGTTCCTCGGTGGTCAGGTTAGCCATCGTGATTGGCCCACCATCTGGCCCGCCAATCTCTACCTGTTGCCTAGCCTTGCCGGCGAATTGCTCGATCAGCGTCTTACCCGCACCGGCATCGCCGTCCTTCGCCGCTCTAGCCATCGCCAGCACAACGTTGCGGATGCGACTCTTCCCTGGTTCGATCGCGTCCGGCTCGTCGTCGGGCTCCCGGAGTATCTTCGCGATAAGCTCCTGACGCCGCTTGAACCCGTTGTTTCCCGACGGGTTTAGGCACTGGCCAGGCCGAATCGGCTTCAAATTCGCTAGGCTACGCTCGCGCGCTGTCAGAAACGGTTTCTGATTCTCGGCTGGGCCTTTTGTCGGAAGCGGCTCGTCTGCCACGCCTCAACGTTCCCCCACTTTGCCCGCCGTGGCAACACTGTGACAAGCGACAAGCGACAGCCCACGTATTGAGCGATTCGTGGCAGACGGCGCGGAAACTCTGGAGACTGACCCCAGGATGACCGACTAGCAGGCCAGGCCACGAGGGGATAGGCTCTGCCCCCGCTGGCTCTGTATGACGGTAGCCCCCAGCCTCGGGCGACAGCAGCCATGCGCCGTTGTACCGCCTGTCACGCCGTCCGCCATCTCTGGCTCGCACTTGCGAATCGTCCCAGCCATGCCGCTGGTGCTCCGTTCGCTTGCCTGTGCCGTTTTCATTGGGACCACGTCAGCAGGATGTCACGATGTCGGCGTGTCGTCAACCTCCGCGCTCGTCTTGAGCCCAAGTCTGACACGCAGGTAGTCGCTGTAGGTGAGCCCTTGCAGTCGCGCCGTGATGGCGGCCTTCTCGGCGTCGGTCACCTTGACGATGAGGGTCTTGCTGTTACGTCCGAGCCCCCGTCGGCCGGTGTGCTGGTTAGCCACGTGCCGTCCCGAAACAGGTGCGACTGATTTTGATGCGTGCGTTCATTTCCCGTCCCTCGCCCGGCGCATCTCTGAAATTTTCTCAAGGATGGCATGAGCCTCGGCTTCGGTGAGCCCGGTCATCGCAATATCAATGCCTGTTTCTCTCCTGCGAACCGAACATTTTTCAGAGTCCATCCGCGTGCAGTCAAGCATCACGATGCACCCCCGAGCGCGCGGACGATGGTCGGGCCGTATCCGATGACGGCGGCGCAGATGACCAGGACCACTAGAGCGAGCTTCACAGCGTCACCTCGGCAGCATGGGCCAGCTCGGCCGCCAGGTCGCCTTCGAGCGCCGCGTTGATGACGTTCTTGAGCTTCGCGCTGAACGCGATGGCCTTCCAGGACGCGCGGTCGATCGCTCGCGTCGTCACGGTCTTCTTCAGGTTCGCCAGGGTCTGCTTCGTCGTGTTCGTCATGATGAGACTACGATACCACGCTGGTATTACCAGCGCAAGATGAATCGACATCAGGCGTGCCGATTCCGTGACGCGACGCTATCGCCTACGGACGTCCGCCAGCAACTCCGGCGGCATGGGCGTCGTGGGCACGTCCCGCCACTCGCGTTCGTCGATGAGCCGCTGAATCTCATCGATCGTCGTTCCGATCCTGGCCACCACTGCCTCTGCCCGTCTTAGATCTTCTTCCATCGCGGCTCCCTTCCTCGCTGTCCCGTTTTGCTATTCGCGCGTCTTCGTCCTGACGACCTCCCTGGTGGTCTTGACCAGGCGCCATTCGATGATGCCTAGGTTGTTT